AGAGAGGATCAGCAAAAGTTTTCGGCTTTGCAGGACGCTGGCATGTTCCCGAATCCTCAGTCAGGATCCAATCCCAATATCGGGACTTTCCAGCGTGAAGATCTTAAGGCAATGACTCCCTCTGAGATTCAGTTCTATCGACACAAGATGAACATGGCGACGAATCCTGTGTATCGCGATCGAATCAATGCTAAGCGCCAGGCGAGATCGCAGGATTTAGCGAATCAAACGAAGACTCGACTAGAGATGGCTGCTAATCGTCGCCAAGCTGCTGCTGATGCTGCTGGCGCTTCTCAGCAGTTGAGGAACTTCATGTCGGGCCGAGGTGCTATTGGTGGTGGGCAGGATGGATTCAATGCTCTGATGTCGTTGGCTGCTATGCAGAATCCAAATCAAGCATTTAATAGCTATGGTGATTCATACAGAGCACTTATGGCTCCAGGTATGCAATCGGAGATGCTAGATGCAAGTGGAAACATGCTAGAAAAGAAAGCAGATCTTGATCGCTTGCGGCAGTTTGATGATATGCGTCGTGACATCATTACATCAGGCAGGTCACAGATCGAGCAGGATAGAGCACTGGCACGTTTAAACGACTTTATTATGGCTGGAAACGGAGGTTCTGGAGTAACGTCAATAAGTTCTCCTCAATACACTTTACCAAGCTGGGTTGATACTCCACAACTTGATCCGGAAGACAAGACCACACCTACCGTTGACATTTATCACAACTACATGAAGGGCATTACTGGGAAGCCTGAATGGCAAACACTTTCGCCGCAAGAAAGAAAGGCTATCGAAAGTAGGATTCGCAGGGATTATTTCCCTGGTATTCGAGACTCTGACATCTTGCAACACAAGCAAGACAATGCTCCGAATTTCTTTAGCAGATGGATTGGCTACCCGCTCCAGTCGCTCTTTGGTACTGATCCAGCGAGTGAGCGTAGGCGCAGGGAAGATGAAAGCGTCTACGAGTCGTACACTCCAGTTCCAATACCTCAGACGACTCCAGCTACTCAGGGCAACAAGAAGCCTAATGAAGAAAAAAAAGCTAGTCCTCCACAGCAGTTCTATTATAGGGCTAGATAGGAATATAAAAAGAATTCATCAACTCAATATAAAAGGATTGAATAATGAGCCGGATGCCATTTAGTTACACTCCACGACCGTTTGTGCCAAGTAAGTCTAGTCCAGATTACGACGAGCCTGGTGATTCTGATGATGCTGGCATGGCTGGAAACATCTTATCAGGTGCCATGAATGCTATTAGTCTGCCAGGATCTATGGTGCGAGATGCGATCTCGTTTTCCAATCCATTCGATCAGTTGTTTACTCCGTTCAGTGATAAGAATCGAACTAGCGGAGCACAGATTTCTCGCTACTGGATGGGTGGCGACGAAAACTCTGGTGGCAATCAGATGGCTGGAATGATCATCGACATGCTGACCGATCCGGTCATGTTGGCTAGTGGCGGTACTGCTGCCGCCGCGAAGCTTGGGGCCAAGGCAGGCATGTCTGCTTTGAAAGGTGCTGGCAAGGTCGCTGACGTCGCGAAAAAAGGATATATGACGCGATTTGATGCGACAGTTCCAGGTAAGATGCTCGCCAAGAATAGACCTTACGAGCAGGCTTTGAGCAAAGCAAAGCAAATTGAAGATGATTTAGTTACACGCTATGGAAGTAGAGATACTTGGGATCCGACTAAAGGTCAGGTTAATAGACAGTTTAATCCATCTGTTAGCCAGGATCGTCGCGCTTACCAAGACATGCTAAAAGCCGAGCGTGATTCGTCAAGATACAAATTTGATTACACGGCTCCGGACGAAATACGACGGCAATCGATGGCTGCTTACGGAGCGGATCCTTATCTCGGTGTCAAAGATACGGTAATGCCGATGGCAGGATCAGCAAGAGATGCTCTCCGTCAACTTGGGACATCTATGTACGGAGGAGTGGCTGACACTCTGAAGTACGGTGCCGGTGGAATGACGAATCTAGCTGGCAGAGGTCTTGGTTTAAGGACTGGCAGTGCAGCTCCTTTCCGTCAGCGTGATGCACTCGGGCAAATGTATGCGATGGGTACTAACGCATTGCAGACTGCGACTGGTCAGCGTATGGCAGAAGAACAGTCGATGGAAGACATGATTGTTCAAGCTTTGATGGAAGATCCTCAGCTCATGGACGATCTGTTAATGGCAATGGGTGGTGATCAGTCGGAATACTAAAAAGGGATTTTGTAGTGGATCCACTAAACGTCAAGCAAGCATTGCGGGCTCTCGTTGCTAACACACCTCGGGAGCCTGCTCCTTTTGATGAGCCAGAGCGTGACCCAATTAAGAAGCTCGGTAGAAGGATTCAGGCTGACATAGTTAAGGAAGCCCCTCCTGGCTTACTTGAACGAGCTGGTAGTACAGCAGCCAGTGGGTTGTCTGCCGTTGGTAATTTGCTTGATGTTCCTGGCTCGATGGCTAGAGACGTACTCACTTGGCTTCCTGGTGGCCCAAAGCCAGCCAATCCATTCGATCAGCTATTATCGCCATTTAGTGAAAAGAACCGAACCACAGGTCGTGACCTAAACCGTGGCTATGGTTTGTCCGGTAAAGAAGACACCATGCTTAACTTTACTGGAGGCATGGCAACTGAAATTCTGACCGACCCTCTTACGTACTTGACGTTTGGTGCTAGTGCTCTGACTAAAGGTGGTCGAGCAGCCAAGGCTCTTGGTATCATGGATGCTGCGCCAGAGGTAGCCAGTCGTGCGTTGGGCCGAAAGGTTGGTAAGCGAGAAGCTCGCCATATAGTCACACCAAGAATGCTGTTATCGGATCCGAAGCTAGGTAAAGCAGATTTACGTTTGGCTCTTGAGAACCGCATGCGAAAAGAGTTCGGCTTATCTGAGGCTGACATGGATCGTCAGCTAGGTGGTCTCGCAAGAATCAATTTGCCATTTTCTGATAAGCCATTCAGCTTTGGTGGTAAGCCATTTACATGGGGCGGCTTGACCGACGAATACGGAGTTATTGGTGCTGGCAAAATACGAGGTAGAGGTCGTCCTCTCCCTTCACCAGAGATCGAAGTTCCTCCACCACGAGGCGATGAAGGTGACGGCTGGGGAAGTATACCTGATGACCCTACTCCTCCACCAAAAGGTGGTGGGTCTCCTTCCAATTTAAAGCCAGTAGATAACTTACCTCCACAGGCAAAGCCTCCTATTCAGCCAGCGGCTGGTACTAAATCTCCAAAACCACTGCCTAAGGATCCAGTTACCGATGAGGCGAAGGTGGCACCTACTGTCAAGCCAAAGCCAGACTTTGACTACACGCCGAAGGAGTTGGATGCGTTACGCGATTTTGGTTATTCCGACATCGAAGATGTTTCCTATCTCAAAGATACAGCCAAGGAACATAAAACAAATCCAGTACGCATACTCGCAGTTGAGTCTACTGTTGATAATTTGGTTCAAATGGTTGACAAAGAGGGCTATCCTTTTTTAAAGGCTCTCGATTATATCGACAGGCATGTGAATGAACGATTAGACTCGCTAGGATTACCTGATGCGTCGTTACCAGAAATTGATTACGCCAAGAAGTATGCTTCGGTCATTGATCGCCCTGTAAATTTCAACGACATCGTGCAATACGGCAAGCAGCAAGTCGCTGACACTGCAAAGGGTAAGCAGCAGCAAGAGGCTGAGAGAATCTTTAAGAAGTTCGGTAGCATTGATCTGGATGAATCCGCCTACTATCGAGCTGTTTTGGGCGAGGTTCCTAAGGCAAAGAAACAAAAGAGTCTTATTAATGAAACCGGTGTTGAGGGAAAGGCTCCTTCTGCTGTAGATGCTAGCCCAGAAATACCTCCAGTAAAGCTAAATGAGCCGTTCGTTCACAATACGCGAGTGATGGTTATTACTGAGGTAAACGGTGTAAAAGTTCCGTTCTATCTCAGCACTGGAGAGGGAGGAAAGAAATCAGTACCTACTGGTAAATGGTATCCTTTCTTTGGTGTTGGCAATGATAAGTGGATCAACAAAGGTTCAGAGAAAGCAATTAATGATTTCTATGGCAGTCCCTCCCTGAGAGCTAAGGCTGAAGAGCTAAATAACTCATTAGGACCAAATTATAAAATTAGTCAGCCAGATTTGCCGATTGCATTTGATAACACAAAAAAGCTTTCTGGTGATCGACGCTACGTTGCCGCTGATGTTAATGAGGGATTTAGCCCAGTTAGCTGGCAGTACGCCGCAGACAATTATAAGTTACATGATGATTACATTAGCAATGCGGTAGCGAGGATTGAAGGACGAAGTGCTGATCCTAAGAGTGCCGCGCAATCTGGTGCTGATGTTGCACCGAAAGCTAGAACCTACAAGCGAACCAGTGATGGTGACTATCTATCTGATGACGGCAGGGTTTCTGTTGTCAAAACAGGCAGTAACAAATATGAGCTATCGATCGACGGCGTTGCGATAGAGGATTACCCAACTCTGGCAATCGCCAAGAGGCAAGCTGAGATCCAAATCAATAAACCTAAAAGCAAAACACTCTTTGATGAAGAACCAAAGCAGACTGGTTATCAAGCGACTATCCGTAATAAAGCTAAGAGACCAGAGCACGGCGACGATAGCGGAATAAAAGAAAAATCTGCAAGGACAATCTATGTAGATGAACGAGGTAGTGGTCTTTCTGCTGCTAATATGACTGATGTCGAGGATGCACAGATAATTTTTCATCCTGACAATACAGTTTCACTTGCTTGGCGAAACCCAAAAACAGGAAAGCTCAGCGCTTCAAAAAGCACAGTTAAAGTTCCATACTTCACGGAGCCAGCAGTAGGTTTGCAACCTCTGGAGGTTTGGAATAAGTCAGATTCCAAGCCAGATATTCCGGTCGAAAGTGTCGAATCCTACAAAGAAATGCACCTCGGAAACAAAATTACTGAGATTACCAAAGATACACCTGCTAGGTTTAAGACAGCCCGAGGAAGTGAGTACACGATTCTTGATACTGATTCTGCAAGTGACCTTAAGCTCACAAATAAAAAAGCTAAAGACAAAGATAAATCGTTACCAAGTCACGAGGCTCTTTTTAGAGAAGACCCTGAACTGTATCAGAGATGGAAGGATGGAGAGGTAGAAGAGTTAAGTCGCTACACCAACAACCCAGAGCACGATGGTATTTACTTCGACTGGGTTGATGCTGGACTAGGATATCCTTGGCCTAGACTTGTTCGAGGTAATGAGAGCGTATGGGAGAAAAATCGATTTTACGTTCAAAACGCCGCATCAGATCTGAAGCTAGAAGATTACGTTAAAGGGCCTGCTAAGCCATTGCCTCGGTCGCCTAAGTCGAAAACTGAAAAGCCAGTAGTCGTTAGCGAAAAGGCGAAAGATCTAATTGATGCAGCATCGGATAAAGCAGATGAGACAGTTGTCCCTGCTGTAGATAAAGCCAAAATTGCTCGAATCGACGGCTGGGTAAGGTTCTTGGGGAATGCGACAGAACCTAAGACGCAGCGACCTAAGTACTCGCCTAAAGAGATCGAGATCGCAAGGCAGGTTGCGTACGGCGACATAGAAAAGGCACTCATCGAGGAGCGACAACTAAAGGCTCGAAACGCTGCGCCGAGAATTGGCGTGATGAAGTTTGTTCAGTCAGCCGTAGCGAATAAGATACTGCCTGAAGGAGCGGTACAGGAAGCTAGTCAATTCGCAAGAAATTTGATAGTCAAAGAGCAGCTATCAAAAATAAATCCCGAATCCATTAAGACTGCTGCACAAGCAGAGATGCTGGCGACAAGAGATATATTTACAGAGCTTAGTCAAGAAGATAAGGCCCTCTTCACTGGCTCAAAAGATTTTGGCAAACAGGTCGGTGAGGCATACAGAGACATCCTGGCTAAGGGCCAGGTGTCAAAGCAAGCTAAGCCACCTAGTACTCTGGAATCCGCTGTTGCGCAATCCATCGATGACAGTCCCGCATCTGGTTCCACTACAACCCAGATTAACCTTAATACGCTAGAAGGTTTGCCCGATGACGTAAAACCAATCATCGGAGAAATGACAAGCAAGATTGGTAAGCGCTTGTTTGATGACGTAAAGGTAGAAATGGGAGGCATGGGAAGGAGTGCGGATGTAGCGGGAAGCTATGACTTGAAAAATGTATCCATTCGGATCTATGATGCAGCAGTCAAAGCGGGTGAAATCGATAAGACACTAATACATGAGCTTTGGCATCACTTATCGACATACCTTCCGGAGGAAGAAGTCCGTTCGATCTATAGAGAATATGAAGACATACTTGCAAATTACAAAATGAATCGGTCAGGGCCAATTCCGTATGAGCTGAGTAATGTCGACGAGTACTTTGCGTTTACACTCACGGAACTTACTAAGAAGTATGTTGGTCGCGAAAAGCCAGTGACACTTATTGGCAAGACGTGGGCTAAGATAGTTGATGTGTTTGAGTACATCTGGGATGCGATTCGCCAAACACTTGGCTACGATCAAACTAAGGCCATCATGAAGAAGTTCCTATCCGGCAAGAAAGCAGATGCCGCTAGAGTTTCTGATCAAGCAATGGCGATCCGTATGGCTAAGAAGGTTGATCCGCGCGATCCGACTGGGATTTTTAACAGGAGTCTTAATGCGAAAGTCGAAGACATAGGACTTGGCGACATCGATTTAGAAAACGGCATACTGTACTCCATGCTGGATGAAACTGAATCGTCTGTAAAACAAACTACAACAAAAGCGTTTAAGAAATGGTTCGGTGACTGGGAGAAAGATCCAAAGAATGCGAGTAAGGTTGTTGATGTAGATGGTAAGCCGCTGGTGGTTTATCATGGAACGACTGCACTAGAAGACTTCTCTCGTTTCAGTAATCCATACGCTGAGGACATGAGTGGTAACTTCCACATGTTCTCTGATAACCCAGAATATTCTGCCAACTTTTCAGACGGCAAAAATGGCAGGATTTTTCCAGTATATCTTGATATCCGAAACCCACTTGACCTAACCTCTCTTCCTAGCAGGAGAGGCGATGTGAGGATTAAGCTGGAGAAACTTCTTAGACAGGCTGGCTTTGAGGATCCAGAATTACTTAAGTCGATTCCGCACGAGCGTGATTTGTTTCAGTTTATAAATCATGGCCAGATGAAAAACGGAAAAACATTCCGACAGAGATTGGCAGATGAAGCAGAGAAGCTAGGCTATGATGGGATAAAATTTAGCGATGCCTTTGGAAACCTAGAGAAAGGTGACATTAACGGCAACACTTTCGTGGTATTTGATAGCTCGAAAATCAAGTCTGCTACTGGCAACCGTGGTACGTTCGATCCAAAGTCCGGCAACATACTTGAATCAAATGCGCCACCTGCGCCTGCGTCTCTAACTTCAGAGCAGATTGCCGAACAGCTCTCCGGGTTTCGATCCGCCAAGATCGGCAAGGGAATTGATACTGCTGCTCAAACAGTACTTGACTCCGCACTAGGTCGATCTCTTACTGCTCTGTTTGATCAAAGCGTTCTTGGGCAGCTATCTAAGGCTGGCCAAGAAGCAGCACGATTGGCATTCACTGGATACAGAAACGCCATCTATCGAGAGCGTATGTATATGTCCAAGTTCCTAAGGACTTGGTACGAGACTCCAAGTATTCGCGAAGATGAAATCATCCGATCTGAGCTTGCTCCTATCGATGAGTACATTGCACGAGCAAACGGAAACAAAAAGGAAGCTGCTATCGCACAGCTCGTTGATGCAAGAAAGATTCAAAACCAACGAGTCAATGACATTAGAAGGCTTCTTGAGGTGGGCATTCGGGATAGTGAAGGTCGCATCATACGTGAAGCAATACCTGTCTCACCGGAGCAGCTTCCCTCGTGGGTGCAGCCTCAGCAAAGGCAGCAGATTGCGGACATGATAACGTCGTTCAGATATAAAACTCTGAATATGTTGCGTGATGAAAATGCAAACGGCGTACTGACTGAGGCAATTGATGGATACTTCCCTCGTCTGCTGTCAGAGCTTCCTGGTAGCAGCTCTATGCCGTGGAATCCAAACTACGGCAAGCTGCTTGATCCTGGTCATCCTAATCAGAAGAAGCGAACATCTTATCTGGTTGGCTATAGTGACGGGACTTCTGTCATTAACGATATTTCTGTCGACCCACAGTTCTCTGGTAAGCACACAGCCAAGAGAGTAAAAGAGAAACTGACTCGCAAGGAAGTTTTGCCGGAAGCAAGACTGCTGTGGCAAAAGTATGGGGAACGACTCGATCCAAGGTACGCCGAGCTTTCATTCGATCAGTTGATGCTCGAATCTCCAGGTCTAGCGGAGAAGGTTGAAGGGCTCACAAGATCCATGATGGAGCTTGATCCTGCTCACGCGAAATTCCAGATCCCACTTTTCTCAAACGACCTTTTTTCTGGGTTTGAGTTGCGGCTTGAACATCATCATCGATCCATAGCTCACGCCAAGGCTATCCAAAAGCTAATATCAGATCATGCTACATCCAGAACTATGCTCGACTACGACAAGAACGGTGTCACTATCAGCAAGGTTCTTGAGAAATCTTCCTATGATGATCCAAGACCAGTCAAGTTGGTACTTGGTAACATGCCGAAGAAAACTATTCTGGAAGCTGATAAGACTTTCTGGAATACTATGGTTGCGAATCGTGCGAACCTTATCAAAAAAGCACTTCAAGAAAATAAAGACTTCGTGATTGACTTAGATGGGCAACGAGTACCTCTTAATGTGCAGCAGGGAACTGCGATATTTAAGAACATCATCACTCCAAACAAAAAGTTTAACACGACTAACTATGACCTGATGATTCAGCACAATCCAGCCGATCCATCAGATCCAAGTGCTGCACTGTTTTTTGCTGTTATCGACGATGGTATACCACAAGAACTAAATGTCAGCATACCTAACCCTCTTAACGCTACTGAAGCACGATATCGATCGTCACTGCCTGACGATATCCTAACAGAAATGATTGTTGTCCCTGAAGATGTAGCAGAAGCTATTGGTAAGTTCGTTAAAGGGCCGAGGTCACTTGAGGAAGTTAGGCCGATGATTCGTGGCTATGACAAGCTTACGAATATGTGGAAGATGATGCAGACGGGTATGTTGCCGTTTCTCTCCTTCCACACTCGTAACCTTGGCAGCGGTCAGGCATCTAATTTGTTTCTAGGGACACAAATAGATCCACGGTTTTCCGAGTTTAACCTTGCCAATCCAATGACCTATATTAATCCACTGAGGTCTGTATTGGAGCCAATGCGTGATGCGCATCGCATTGCAACCGGCCAAACCATTCCAGGTATTTCCGAGGCACCAATCTTTGCTGGCAAGAATCTTACCGACGAACAGGCTACCGAAGAGCTACGTAAGATCATCTACGCTAATGCTATCGTAGGTGAGAAGCAAGGTATCTCTGCTGAGCAGTTGATGGATACGATTGGGACTGCTGCTACTCAGTATCCAGGTGTTGACGGTTCAAGAAGTGTCAATCCTCTGCGTGGGCAATTCTCGCCGCCGGTGCCTGAATCGACCTTCGCGCAGAGATGGTTCATGCCTTGGATGAGTAAAGGCGTTTTGGCTGACAAGGATATATTCCGACCAGGCCAGCTAGGTCGCGATCTGGGTCAGTACACCGAGTCGCTCAATAGGCTCTCGCCTTTCATTTCTATGATCCGGCGAGGCTACGATCCTCAAGCAGCGGCAGCATTAGTAAACAAGGCTCAAGTGGACTATACTATGCTGTCCAACTTCGAACGCGAGTACATGCGCCGAATGTTCCCATTTTATAGTTACACCCGAGGCGTTACGCCGTTTGTGTACGGACAGCTTATGGAGCGACCTGCTGGTGCGATGGGTCGTCAGATCATTGCGACCACCAGAGCAGGTCAAACTGACGAGCAAGGGGTCACTCCGGACTACATCCGAGAGACAGCCAGCATTCCGCTTGGTGTGTCAGAGGATGGAACTAGGAGCTACATCACTGGTTTCGGTATGCCGTACGAGGATCCTCTACAGTTTGCACAGATCGCACGAGGTAATGTGTCGGGCCTGCTCAGAGAGCTTGGCTCACGACTCAATCCAGTACCTAAGTCAGTCATCGAAACAGCAACAGGCCGATCACTTTATCAAGCAGGGCCGTTTGGTGGTCGTGAAATTGAAGACCTCGATCCAACGATAGGTCGCATTAGAGCCAACATCAGTGACCTAATGACCGGCGAGAAAACAGAGCGGGCACAGCCATTCCTAAACAACCCTTGGCTGGAGTACGCTATTGCAAACTCTGGCTTGGGTCGAACGCTCAACACCATTCGTACTGCCACCGACCCTCGCAAGTACGACACGATCCCCTGGAAGCTACTGCTAAACCTCGGTACGGGTGTGCGAGTCGCAGACGTTTCGCCGTCAGCACAAGATGCCATACTCCGCGAACGATTGGCTAGAGTGATGAAAGACTTCGGCGGTAGAATGTACACTCGCCCCTACTTCCCAGATTATGCTCAAGAAAGCTGGACACCAGAGCAAGCCGCAGACGCTGCGAAGATCGAGGGCATTATGAAACTGCTAAACCAGAGAGCCACTGATAGAAAAAGAATGGAAGCGGCGCAATAAAAAAGGGGAGGTAGCCACACACAAAAGCCACCTCCCCCGACAGCCAACGATCTAGTGGACAACTAACGCTAGATCGTTGGACCTTGAGGATCAACGATTTCTGGTTGGAAGTCAGGCTCTGGGTCTGCCTCTTCAATAATTGGCAAGCCTTCGTCCGACCATTCGACATCAAACAATTCTTCGACCAACTTGACTTCACCGAAGCCAGGAGGTGCGAACGTGTTAATTGTATCGACCGCTTTGAAAGAAAACAACGGTCCTTCACTCTTGTTGCCACCATCATCCACGTACACAAGATGAATGCTGGCCTCTACGTCTTGCGGCACAATAAAGCTGGTCTCAGTATCATTAACATCCAGTGGGTGCTCTACCTTCTTACCATCGAAATGGACACATAAGAGCTGAGACTTTAGGTCACCAGCCTTAGGAAACTCTGGCAGCGACACCGAATAAACCAAACCGTCACGCACATCAGCCATAAACACCTCACCATTGAGAACAGGTAATACACTCGGAGGAACAGGTAATGTCCTGAAAAAACTCGTTAGCCAATTCAGCAGCCAGTAAAAAAGCTGTCTCACTTTTTTGCCTCCTGCGACTGATAATTCATGCAACGCGCCATGATCTTGTCGGCCACAGCCATCGCTACATTCATAGTGAAGCCCACATGCTCCACCTCGTTCTGGCTGCGAGGCAGCTCAATCATCACGATCTGAGTTCCGTCGTAAGCATTCTGACCTACGATCTGTCCCAAGGTGACATTAGGTTCTTTGCTGTACACACGACAATTTTCTGGATCGCTCATAATTGGCTTCCCCCTGTATTGTTCCAAACCAGAAGGTTTCTTCGAAAAGCATCACGCGCGCGCGCATCCCACGATCCTCTTCTAACTATAGTGAGGATGTATTGGTTACTGGTGTATTGATTCCAACCAGATAACCTAAGGGTAAGTTAGAAATACACCGACTCATTGGCTTCCTAAAAAGTTGATGGAAGCTTTGTCGGTGCGCAGACATACAACTCCCCGCTACCAAGTGGTAAAACGAAGTTGTGTCTGCACAGCTATCAAAACTACAAGTACGCTCTTATGGCGATAAAATGTGGATAGTGTGCATCGTACTGGCGCATTATACCGTACGACCTGGAAGCTGCTTCGACTAGAAAAATGCCTAGCCCCCGACTCGGATCTCTTCCTTAGACCTATCCTGTGTTCTTCGTCGGCTCCCCCCAGTGAACACGATTTCGAGAGTGACGCTGAAGTGTCTCAGCTTTCGCCTACCCGTCCATCACTCAAGTCCCTCATCACAAGCCGGTCGATACCCTTTAAGGTTCTTCCTACGCCAAGCCAGATTTAGATCCGGAAGCCCCTTTAAGGGCACAATGACGTAGCTTGCTCAGGCTCCTTTTTTAGCGTGCGGATTTCCACGCCCACTGTCCTAGCCGTGGCTGCTAACCGATCGAGCAGGAATCGAACCTGCGTTACCCAAAGCAAGGAGGTTGGTCTACCACTGACCTATCGATCGTAGTTGGTGATAACACTACGTAGTGTACGCACTGTTACGGGTTGTAGGCAATTAGTTGTATTCAATAAATTCAAAAATTGTTCATCTTTTTTTCGCTTGTTCGATCTTGCGTATTAGATCGCGCTGGCTCCAGGGTGGACGGCAGGTGTTATTCCATTCCATTAGTAAATCAAGAGTGCTCTGTTCACTCAGTCCAAATCCGTCTAAGAGAGCCAATGCCGCAGTGTAGGTATGGGTGTGACCGAATTGTCCTGCAACGGCAGGGCCGTGTGCTATGAGCCAGTTTCGGGCTTTCTGGACAGTGTATTCAGTTACATCCTTTTTATTCCTCCGAGGAGTCATAACTGGATCTAGTGTCTTGGGCTGCATGCGCCTTAGGAGTTTGTCCAAAGCGTCAGAGCAATCATGTATCTGGGTATGCCAGTTGATTCGCTTCGAAGTAAAAGCAAAAAACCTATTGCGACCATAGACTTCCAAGCCAGGATTCTTGCCCGTGACGTTAGGTGCGTCGATTTTTGCCTTGAGCCGAATCCAGTTTGATGCCAGTACCGCTTGGGCTTATTTCTACGTAACTATGGAATCGATCTAGGATCGAGCAGGCCCAAGGGGCAAGTGTCTTACCATGTACGCAGCCATCCAGGTCTATACCAAATAGTCCATTGCCGTCGCCTAAGATAAAACCTAGACCCTCGTAGCGGTTTCCTCGCTGGAGGAATCGTTGATATGCCTCGTCGTAGCCACGCCACGTCGTTGGGTTGTTGGTTTTTGCTGGCTCCTCAGTGCGGGGATCTATCGGGACTTTGATTTCAGCACCGTCTCGATGCCATATTCGCCAAACAACCCAATTCGGCAGTGCTCGCATCACGCAAGGAGGAGACTCCTGCCACACTGGTTTTAGTTCTCTTGGAGATTCGTTAGTTCTGATTGTCAGTATGTGGTGCCTGGGCTTGGTACTCACTATCGCACTCCGAGCACTGAACAATTTCGGGATGGAAAATAAGCGACTCATTGAATTCTTCTGGTAGGTTGTTCTGTTGTGCTACCTGAAGCCAGAGTGCTTCTCCAGGATGGGAAACGATTGGCATTACTATGTTTCGATGACCGCAGTTTTCGCAGTCGAAGTAGCTACATGGGTGCAGCTCAATCTTTTCTTTTGCCATAAAGATTCTCTTTTCGGAGGCAGTAAATACAGGGAAATATGTAAATGCGTTTGTCGCAGCCTTTGCAGCGACGTGCGCGACTGGGATCTATCTGGCGGAAGTTGTCTATCGGTTCAGAATCTATTTGCTTGCGAGCTTTTATCTCTCGTAGTCGGCGTTCAATCTCGAAGTGATTTGGCTTCCAGGGCGGATCGTTCTGTGTTGAGGTCTCGGTGGATCGCTTCGGATTCGGTAAATCGTTTCTTGGCATACCTTGCCTCCAGCTTTGGTATTAGCGTATCGATAACATCCTGTAGAGAGTAGCCTGTGGCATTGAGCGCCAGCACCACGTACCAGATTACGTCACCGCACTCTTCCAGTACGTTGACTCGATCAAGTGGCTTGCCATAAAAAATATGTTTCTTCACTTGGTCGAGCAGTTCACCAGCTTCAGTAGCGATGCCGGTTGCCCCATGCAATAGTCGTATGTTGTTGGCTGCGCGAGCTGCTTGGCTTGCATGATCGTCAGCCTCAGTCCGTAGACATTTATCTTCAAATTCTTTGATGTTCATTCTTGGCTCCTTGCTTCTGTTGTCCAACCAAACTTAGGATCAAACTTAGATCTACTCTCGACGGTATAGATTGTTTCTTGTCTTAGAATGCCTACAGGAAATTCAAGTTTGTTGTCGGTGAAACTCTTCTCAGTAAACACACAGTGATTATTTGGTGCGATGACCAGCGAACCATCGTTACACTCGACAAAGTAAAACTCTTTTGCTTGTGCAGGATTCTCTGAGAACCCATCACCAACTGGTGCTACTGAGAACAGGTAACGCCCACGCAGGTCGATGTCCTTCATCTTGACTCGACATACCAGTCCGCTTAGATACGAATACTCTAAGCATGTGAAATCGTAGCCGTAACAATCCCATAGCTGGCAATCGCTAGCAGTCCTGGCAGGTGATCCTGTTTCGCAGAATGAGATCGCGTGTGGTGGTAGGTTCCGATACACGGCACCACACTCCAGAAGCACAGTGAGACCCCATGCTCGACCAGGATGTGAGACCAATCCAAACCACACCGCAGGCACCAGAGCCCCTTTCGTGCCCGTCAAAAATTGTGGCTTGACATACACGTACTTGTGCTTTGGTATCTCCCCTATTAAATGATTCTGTTGCATCATCAATTCCCCTGAAATAAGGCCGCCTGCTTAGGTTGTGCAGTGACTGCATAGGGTGTGGTTGTTCACTATGGATTTTTCAGATTCTTCTGATGTCAGTCGCATTTCGATAACCTCCATTTCTCTTGAAGTAATTTCCTCAGGCGATGGCATGCTTTCGCCGGTGTACCATGAATAAAAATCGTCATCGTCCTCGTAGGATAGAAACGATGGCCAAGGCAGAAACTTCCTAGTGACTGCAACAGCCCTTTTGTCACTCACGATGCAAACCCCTGTATGATCTCGAAGCAGTTGCCGTCTCGCATGATGCTGAGTGCAGCGCCATCACTGGCTACCGCAACCGACTTGCACCTTGACAGAGCCTGCTGAAGATAGATTGAGTTGATCGTTACCTTGGCCTGTGCATGATTGCATGGTGTCGTTGCCCTATACTTGGCCTTGGGTGACTGATGTGTTGCTATGATCTCAGTGGAAGTAAACTGAAGTGTCACGCCCATCTGATCCTCCATAGACACAACCGCTGCTTGATTTGCAATCGTCTTTAGTTCGGCTAGGCTGGCCTCGCTGTAACGAAAGGTTGTTTTGGTCATTTCGCGAAAAGTCTTCGTCGAAGGAAAGCGACCTTCCGCTCGTCGGCATAGGAAGCTCATGTTATCCGCTTCAATGCCTACCCAACTTTCACCTATGCAGAGCCGACAGCTTATCTGCTCATCGACAATCTCTATAATAGCCTTGGCTGATTGAGCAGGCAGTAGTGCAGTGAAGGTTTCGCATTCCGATGGCACCTCGATCCAGGTTATCCTACGACCGTCTGTTGCCGTGAATCGCAAGACACCCTCTTCCTTCGAGCCTTCGATGTATACGGCGTTAAGCGCGAACCTCGTAGACTCTTTGTCGATACAATGTATCACCGACTCTAAGCACTGGCATAGCTGCTCAGAGTCGATTTGTGTGGTGTAGACACGGCTCCAGTCGCACGCACCTGGGAACTCATTTAGATCGCTATGCACTTGCAGTTCGAAGCTTGCTCGGCTATCGGTGATGCCTACCACTTTGCCGTCTAGCGTTAGCTCTACGTTATCGCCCGTCATGCGAGAGACAATATCGCGCAGGTCAGAGTAAGCCAGTAGTGCAATGCCTGGCTCCGTCGTTTCGCAAGGTGCGATCAGCGTTAGATACTGAGCTAGATCTGTACCGTGTAGGTGAATCTCCGACTCACGAAATACGATCTTGATCTTGGTTAGCACTTCCTTCGGGCTGCTGGTTGGTATGACTTGCGACATACGGCGCAATAACCTCGATAGCAGTTGCCGTGGTACAGCATTGGTCAGCATGGTTTAGAGCCCTATTGATGGAGTTTACAAAATCGAGAATGTCATCCAGACGAAATGTCACAAGCCATGGCTTATGGTTGCGACGATGGAAAACAGCAGGGCATCCTTGCCCCTTACTGTCAAAGACCGCTTGCTCGATCGCTGGGTAGATCGATAAGCGTTCCTCCCTCTTGCACTCGATATGGATACCTGGGATACCCACAACATCTGAGTCGCCAGCCTTCCCGTTATACTGAGCCGTCCTGCGAGCTGTGATCGGTAGCAGCCCCATCAGTTCCTTCGACAGCTCCAGCTCCCCACGCTTCCCCTTGTTCTTGCTCTTGCGTCCCACCGATCTTGACTCCTAGTTTTGTGGTGAGTTCGATTCCATCCAGGTTCCCACGTAGGTATTCGTGGACAACCTCCAGCTCGTTTTCCTCAGCTCGCAGTAACGCCGCCACCGTGTAGAAGTAACGATCGATTATGGTGATTAAGTTGATCACTAACATCTTGGCTGCTTCGATGGCGATGTACTCGTCGGTGGTGATGTTTCTATTTGACCCTTGCTGTTCCATGTGACACCCTTGAAAAAGTAGTACTCATTTCCCTGGATCGAAGTCGCTCGATATCCCGTAGCCCTTAGGAACAAGTGAGTGGGTAGCATAGACTCATTGACCATGATGCAGATCCGTCTACGTCGCTCGGGTGTCAGCTTGCGTTCGATCGTTCGCAGCAGTGCTTTACCGACACCTTGCCGTTGATGTCTTAAATCAACAGCCAAGCGTAGTACCTCGAACCGATCGTCGAGTAGTTCATAAATGATATAGCCAAGGATCTTGCTGTCCTGACTATCGACGGCGACCATGCCGATATTGTTTCGCACCCTAAGATACTCACGTATCTGGTCGGCGTTCATCGCATCCTCGAAGCATTGGCTTTCTATAGCCACGACCTGCGGTAGATCCGCAACAATCATCCATCTAGTCATCATGTCCATACAACCACTCCTTTTCCGTCGTGTCAGTCTAGCGTAGAGATATCCCTACTGTCAAGATAAAAAATACCGCTAGGTGGGAGTCGAACCCACGAGTCTAGTCTTGTCGATCTGTCTAAGCCGCCGACTTCTAGCGGTGTGAGTCATGTTAATCTCACTGGCTATTCGCTTAATACCCGAGTCTAACTACCAAACAACCATCATTGAGACTCGACACAGAAACCGTAGTCATAGAAGGAGGAAGGGTAACACGAAGACCAGCACCCCAGCCACCGGCCTCAATTACAATATCGCCTAAACGAATCTCAGAAACGCCCTCAACTTCTATCTCCTCCCCATTGAACTTTTTAATAATTAACATGCAGTCTCTCTCAAAATATTGGTATAGTCCGACTTTAAAATAGACACCTTAGTCTCTGATTGGGGTCTTATCTTTTAGCTTGAGATCGCCCACCATCATCGTACTTAAAAGAATCAGTATTGTTCCTGTCGATTGTCGAGTGCATCACAAGATCCTGATGATAACAGTTGATGTTTTTTGGCAGTTGTGCATTGAGCTAGATAATTAGCAAGCTTGAATTCTGCCATAGCCACGCAAGATTTTCTTGTGCGATGGTTTTCACATAACAGTACTTCGCGATCTTCGATGTAGGCTCGCCATCGATTGAAAAGTTCACCGTGTTTCTCGACGATTACTGCTGGTGTATCATTGTTGTCCTTGGTATCTATAAGCCAGTAGCTGCATTTCCGTTTTAGTCTCAATAGTTTCATAAGGAAGTTATCGTAGATTAGTTTTGCTATGCAATCCTGTTCGGTCGTGCTTCCTTTCTCTTCTTCGTGACTTATGAAACCATCAACGTAATTCATTCTCGCGTTCCTTTCAGTGTAGATAGTTCGATCTCTTCTTTCTCACTTTGTCATTTTATCCTGCAAAATTTCAAGCTTGATAATCAGCTTCTCAAGGTCGCCCGCATGTTGTTTATTTTGCGATTCTAAATTATTCAGGATTTTTATTAGCTTGTTTTTTGGTTCATTCATGTCGCAGGATAGTTGTCGAAGTTTTTCAGATGTCATCGTCTATTCTCCTAAGTGAAATTGCCGGAGCCTATCCCGGTGAAAGGCGAAAATAAACTACTCAGGTCGCACAATATCAACAATCCATTGCTTGCCGATGTACCGCACCCAGCCTCGTGCTTCACAGCCACAATATCCTTCGCCGCTCACGGACACTGTCTCGCAGCTTCTCCGACTCAGGTATTCACACAGCGACGCGAATCCTGTTTCGTTATCCGGATACTCAGTGACAGTGCGATGTTCTTTCCTCGACAATGCGATCAATTGCTTTGCTGTCCATGTGCCACTTTTGTTGCTCATTGTCTCTACTCCAAGTGAAAAAGCCGGAGCCTATCCCGGCGGTGAAGGCAAGTAAGAATCTGGTTATCATTTATAATCTTGACTCATGCGACACTGTTCACAGCAGACCGTCGCCTCATCTGTATCCGCGCCACAGGTTTCGCAACAAAACACATTTCCCTCAGCGATGTTGATCGAATCTGATATATCTCTAACCATATCCCTAGCTAATCGATCGTCATACTTGTAGTTGTAAGCAAAAAACCAATCGCGAATTCTTTTCAGAAGATCAACAGTCGCTTTGTCCATGTTGCTTATGTCCTTAAATTTCTTCAATAACAACTGATTGCCAGTCGTCATGGTTAGGCAACACGCAGTTCCACGGTTCGAAAACCATGTCTTG